GTTAAGGTGCTAAGATTGCAAGATGATTTGAAGTATAAGAGGAAAGACGATATAAAAAACTTAATTAACTTAACCCCAAAGGAGAACCAATATGGAACTATCCCTACTACGTAGCTTAATGAACAAAGACTTTTACACAGACCATCGTGGCTCTAAGTGTCCTGATAGATTGTTCAGTAAAGATGCAAGAAAACTAAAGCATACTATTGATTATGCGATGAATAAATATAAACGAGATGTGACACCTGATGAGGTTGAAGCATTGTTTATGGCTAACAATCCATCTATGACCACAGCACAGAAGCAAGGTTATAGTGCGTTGTTTAATACAGTAAAACGTGAACAGCCTATGGGTACTGATGTAGCACAGGATGTTTTGTCTAAGCTATTTCAACAAGTGATAGGCGAAGACATAGCTAATCTAGGGTTTGATTATGTTAATGGTACAGAGAAGAGTCTTAGACCATTACGTGATTTACTAGAAAAGTATAATGATAACTTCTTACCTGAAGCAAAGATTGAGTGGGATGATATATCATTTGATGCTATCATGGCTAAACAATCAGTACAGATGAAGTGGACTTTTAACATACCTGAGATGGCACGTAAGGTAGAAGGTGTAAATGCAGGATACCTTGTTGAGATAGGTGCTCGACCTAATACAGGTAAGACTTCCTTCCACGCATCTATGTTGGTAGGACCTGGTGGTATGGCTAGACAGGGTGCTAAGTGTGCAGTCCTCTGTAATGAGGAGTCATATGACAGAGTTGCTTATAGATATATACAAGCATCTACAGGTTTCCCAAAGGAAAAGATTCAAGCTAATATGCAGGAAGCTAAACGTATATATCAAGAGGTAACTAAGAACGTAAAGATTAAAGATGTTAGTGGTGAAGACATGTCATGGGTTGAGACTATGTGTAAGTCAGAAAGACCTGACATAGTTGTACTTGACATGGGAGATAAGTTTGCTTCAGGTACTTACAGTAGACAAGACGAACAACTAAAAGCTAATGCTATATATGCTAGGCAGATAGCCAAGACATATGATTGTGCTGTATTCTATATGTCTCAGCTAAATGCTGAAGCTGAAGGTAGGCAAGTCCTTAATCAAGCTATGATGGAAGGCTCACGTACAGGTAAAGCTGCTGAAGCAGACCTAATGATATTGATTGGACAACCTGCACAGGTAGAAGGGGTTGACGAACAATCAACTTTAAGGCATCTTAATGTTGTTAAGAATAAAGTAACAGGGTGGCATGGTATGATTAATTGTAATCTTGATTACAGAATAGCTAGATTCACAGCATAGAGGAGTAGATATGAAACTTACAATAGATGTAGAAAACACTGTCACCAAACGTGATGGTAAGATGTATCTAGACCCATTTGAGCCTGACAATAAGCTTGTCATGGTTGGATGTTTGACAGATAAAGGAGAAGAATATTTATATAGAGATGACTTCAGTGGTGTACAAGCACACTTGGATGAAGCTACTATATTAATAGGACACAACATAGCATATGATTTAATGTGGCTATGGGAGTGTGGCTTCAAGTATGATGGTCCTGTATTTGATACAATGCTAGGCGAATATGTCTTGCAACGTGGGCAGAAAGAACCATTGTCACTAGAAGCTTGTGCTGAAAGGTATGAGTTAGATACAAGGAAGCAGGACACCTTGAAGGAATACTTCAAGCAAGGTATTGGTGTTGACGAAATACCACCTGAAGAATTGTCTTCGTACTTATCAGCAGACTTACATGCAACACAGCAGTTAGCAGATAGAATATATAGAAGGCTGTTGACTACAGACCATAACTTAATGGAATGTGTTGTATTAACTAATAGAGTATGTGTCACCCTTGCTCACATATATAACACAGGGTTCGCTGTGGATGAAGATAAGCTAGAAGAAGTTAGGTTTCAGTTTGAGTCTGAGAAGTTAGAGATAGAGAAAAGACTACAGGTTCAGATTAGAAATCTAATGGGTGACACACCTATTAATTTAAATAGTCCAGAGCAGATGTCTTGGGTTATATATAGTAGAAAACCACACGATAAAACAATGTGGTCTAATGCTTTTACTCCGTACATGGATAAGTCTCACTTCAATGAGGTTGTATCTAAGAACTCAAGCATTGTATTTAAAACAAAAGCTGTGTCCTGTAGAGGTTGTAATGGTGCAGGACAAATAAGAAAGGTAAGAAAGAATGGAACTCCTTACGCAAATACCACTAAGCACCTTGACTGTGGTGGTAATGGTTATAATCTTCAACCTCTTGGATTAGTAGCAGGTTTAAAGTTTAAAGCACCAAACTCTAAATGGATATCAGCTAATGGTTTTGGTGTTTCAAAGTCTAACTTAGATATACTACAAGGTATGGCTAAACGTAATAACATGACAGATGCTGTCAACTTTTTGACAGATGTGAAACGTTTATCAGCTTTAGATTCATATCTAAGTTCTTTTGTAGAGGGCATAAAAGCACACGTTAAAACTGATGGTAAGCTTCATGTGAGATTATTACAACACAGAACAGCCACAGGTAGATTCAGTGGTGCTGACCCTAATATGCAGAATATGCCTAGAGGTGGTACGTTTCCTGTTAAGAAGGTATTTGTATCACGTTGGAAAGGTGGCAAGATACTTGAAGCTGATTTTGCACAGCTAGAGTTTCGAGCCGCGGCATATTTATCACAAGATAAGGTGGCAATGGATGAAGTTTCAACTGGGTTTGATGTTCACTCGTATACGTCTAAAGTTATTACAGATGCAGGTCAACCGACTTCTCGTCAAGATGCGAAAGCACACACGTTTGCACCACTCTACGGAGCTACAGGCTTCGGAAGAAGTAAGGCAGAAGCCGCATACTACGAACACTTTACAGAAAAATATAAAGGTATCAAGTCATGGCATTCCAGACTGGCTAAAGAAGCTTTAGAGACAGGCAAGATATCTACACCATCAGGCAGAGAGTTTTCTTTTCCTGATGTACAAAGAAGAATGAATGGCACAGTAAGTTTTTTTACACAGATAAAGAACTATCCTGTACAAAGCTTTGCTACTGCCGACATTGTTCCCATCGTCTTAATAAAGATGGAGAACTTACTAGCCAACTACAAATCTTGTATTGTAAATTCAGTACATGATTCTGTGGTGATAGACATACACCCTGATGAGATAGAACAAGTATTATATCTTATCAAACACCTCAACAGTAGTCTCCAATCTATTGTTGAGAGACAGTTTAACATTGAGTTTAATGTACCATTATTACTTGAAGCAAAAATAGGTGATAATTGGCTTGACACGAAAGATGTTAGCTGATATAACTATACAACATTTGACTCACAGAAAGGAGCAATACATATGGATAATAATAATTTAATAACTATTGATACAAACAATTACGAAGCAATGGCTAAAGCAATGGGTATAGCAGGAGAAAGTTCTAAGTCTTCTGATACAAAGAAAACTCAACAGCTACCTAGGTTTAGAATAAACCATTCACCTATCATGGGAGAGACTACCATGAATGGTAAGAATGTAAACGTAGAGATAGTTGAAGGTGGTACTTACAAACTTGAGATACCTGATGGTGAAACTTACTACAGTAAGTCTGCTAGGATAAGACCTTTCATGCAAAGATATATGTACAAAAGGTTTGTTAAAAATGTCAATGCAAAGATGGGTGAACCTATGGGCATCTATCATAAGACAGTAATGGCAGACTCTCTTAACTTAGACTTGAAAGATAATCAAGGTGGCTTTAATTGTGGCAAACCTGCAGGTTATATACAAGACTTTAAGGCACTACCTACTCAAACCCAGGACCTAATTAAACAAATCAAAAGGGTTCGTGTTATTTTTGGTTTAGTAGATTTACTAGACCCTTATAATGCAAAGGGCGAAAGCATTTCGTTTGAGACTACTCCTTTTATATGGGAGATAGATAATCGTGATGCATTCAAAGACGTAGGAAAACCTTTTGCCAAGTTAGCTGACTTAAGAAGACTACCAATACAACATTATATTGGATTAGAAACTCAAGAACGTAAGTTACCTAACGGTAATTCTTTCTATCTACCTGTAGCTACACTAGACGTATCTAGTACTATCGAAACTTCAGATGAAGACCAAGTTATCTTTGGAGATTTTATCTCATGGATACATAACTATAATCAATACATAGTTAACGAGTGGGATTCCAATGTCGGAAGTAGAGCAGACGAAGACATGAAAGACATAGTCGAAGACTTTGTAGAAGTGGATGCAAGCTAATGAACCACCGTGCTGAGTTGGCGATATATAAGTTGCTAGAAGATATACTTGCTTCTAAAAAGCAGATGTCTATGGAGACTATTGAAGGTGTAGCTTCCGATATAAAGGAAGCCATGGTTCGTCAGTTCGGCTCAAAGAATGACAGGAAGGATTTTAAATTACGTATGTCTAACATAGGTAAGCCTTCTTGTCAGCTTTGGTTTGAAAAGAATCATCCTGAAAAAGCTTTACCTAAAGGTAATAACTTCTTGATGACTATGATGATAGGTGATATAGTCGAAGCTGTATTTAAAGCACTGCTGAAAGAAGCCAAGATAGATTATCAAGATAGTGAAGAAGTTACATTACCTCTAAAGAATGGTATCAATGTAAAGGGAACTTATGACTTAGTGTTAGACGATTGCGTTGACGATATTAAATCTGCATCCGATTGGTCTTATAGAAATAAGTTTGAGTCCTTTGAATCTTTATCTAAAGGTGATAGCTTTGGTTACGTAGGTCAACTCGTTGGGTATGCGAAAGCAAGTGGTAAAAACATAGGCGGTTGGTGGGTAGTGAACAAGTCCAACGGACAGTTCAAATACGTGTCAGCTAAAAATGCAGATACAACTAGTGTCTTAGATAGCATCGAGAAGACTGTTGAGAAAGCTAACTCTAAAGAATTAGAAAGGTGCTTTGAACCAGAAGAAGAAACGTTTAGAGGTAAGCCTACAGGTAATCTAGTTCTTAATAAGAACTGTAACTTTTGTGACTTCAGATATACATGTTGGGAAACTTTGAAAGAGTTACCTGCACAGAAGTCATCAGCAAGAGAACCAAAGATGGTTCAGTACATACAACTAGGAAAGGAGAGAGTAGCATGAGTAAATCATTAGATGAGTTAAAAGCTAATATTGAAGAGATGGAGAAGCAACTAGCTGAAGCAAAGAAAGAGTATCGTGACATGCGTACTGCAGGTTTACGTGATGCTATAGAAGCTAGGAAAGCCGCAGATGAAGCAGTAAAGGAAGAGCTAAAGAACTTAGGGTATACTAATACCTATTCATATAGCAACCCATTTATCTCGTGGCGAAACTTCTAAGTGTCTCCTCATAAGGCTTATCGTGCAGCCTTAAAGCATGGGTATAGGAGTGGTTTAGAACATAAGGTTTCTGTATATCTTGAAGAACGTAAACATGATTATGGTTACGAATGTATTAAGATTGAATGGGAAGACTTAGCTTACCGAACCTATACCCCTGACTTTATATTAAGTAATGGAATTATTATAGAGACAAAGGGAAGGTTCTTGGCTTCTGATAGAAGAAAACATTTAGCAATCAAGATGCAACATCCAAAATTAGATATTAGATTTGTCTTTGAAAATAGTAAACGCAAGCTTAGTAAAGGTGCTAAGTCCACGTATGGTCAGTGGTGTAACAAGTATGGCTTTAGGTATTATGATAGAATAATCCCTGAAGATTGGCTAAAAGAAAAAGGAAAGAACAAACATCCTAAACTAATCAAGTTTACAGGAAAAAGAATAAGGAGATTAAAATGATAAATGATAAATATTTAGACGATGAAGACTTTGTTATACAAATAAAACCACATATAGACTCTAAAGGTTGGACAGGAGATGTGTCATTAAATATAATGGTAGGTAAAGATAACCCATTAAATGATGATGACTTTGAAGCCATGTTAAATTTTACTAGGCAGATATGTGCTACTGTTCCTTTGATGGAACATAATAAAATCTTCAGAGATGCTGTTGAGCAGGAAGCAGATAAGCATTTACCTATTGAAGATGTGTTTGATATACCTTCAAAGTCTGTATCTAACAAGATAGAAAAGACAGATGATAATGTAATACATATTTCTTTTGGAAAAGAATCAACAAAGCATTGACAATGACTATTAAAAATAGTACAAGTATAATAGAAAGGGGAAAGCAAATGGAAGAAGATATGGTTAATAGTCCTAGTCACTATAACAAAGCAGGTATTGAAACCATTGATGCCTTAGAAGCTATGCTAGTGGATGGGTTTGATTATTATTTACAAGGTAACATAGTTAAATACATATGGAGATACAGGTATAAGAATGGTATAGAAGACCTTAAGAAAGCACAGTGGTATCTAAATAAACTTATTGAGGTTCACGATGCTAAAAGTTAAGATAATGATGACACTTTCTATTGACCCTGATGATTATGCTGTACCTGCTGATGGCATGGTTAGTGATGAGATAGAAGAATATATAAGAGAAGCCTTCCACGAAATAGAAGGTGTTAGAATAAACAATATGAAACTAGTTAGTGAGGAGATATAATGATACAAAACTATTTACCAACCGACTACCAAAACTTTATAGCACTCTCTCGCTATGCTAGGTGGAAGGATGAGGAACAAAGAAGAGAGAATTGGGGAGAGACTGTAGAAAGATACTTTGATTACATGTCTAACCACCTCCAAAAAAACTATTCATATACCCTGACTAAAGCCTTAAAAGATAAGCTTGCAGAGCAGATAATGAATTTAGGTACAATGCCTAGCATGAGAGCTTTAATGACTGCAGGACCAGCTTTAGACAGGTGTCACGTAGGTGGTTATAACTGTAGCTACATACCTGTAGATAGTCCACGTTCATTTGATGAATGTATGTACATACTTATGTGTGGTACAGGTGTAGGATTCTCCGTTGAAAGAGAGTGTGTAGATAAATTACCTGTAGTTAATGAGCACTTTGAGAAGTCATCCACAATAATTAAGGTAGCTGATAGCAGACCTGGTTGGGCACGTGCATTAAGAGAGATGATATCCTTACTCTATGCAGGGCAGATACCTACATGGGATGTATCAGAGGTAAGACCTGCAG